TGACTACATCCGGAGCGACGCCACCGAAGATCTGTTGATCGAGGGCGTTGGCGGCATCCACCTCGAGCCGGAAATTGACGGCGACGAGGTTGATATCCGGATGTCGTACGTTCCGTGGGAGCGGATTTTCTACGACCCGCGATCTGCGCGGGCCGATTTTGCAGACGCGAAATATGTCGGCATTTTTACCCTGTGGGATTTTGATGATGCGTGCGCCGACGCAACATACGGCCAGCACAAAGCACTCCTAGAAGAATCACTCGCAGGTGCCGACGAGGACGAGAGCTTTGGTTCTCGTCCCAACTCGAAGCAATGGGCCGACGCCACCAACAAACGGATCCGCATCGTTGAGGTTTACTGGCGCGAGGGTGGCAAGTGGATGGTGGCGCACTTCACACGCGCCGGCTTCCTGGTGACGCCGCGCGAAGTGCCGTTGAGGGATGAGAAGGGGCGCTCGTGGTGCCCGTTGATTCTGACTTCGGCGTTTGTCGCTCGTGCGCACAACCGGATTAATGAGCGGTATGGCGTGGCCCGCAACATGATTTCTCTACAGGATGAGGTCAACAAGCGCCGGTCCAAGTCGCTCCACCTGCTCAACATGCGCCAGGTGATAGCCGAGCAGGGCGTCACGCAAGACCCGATGACTCTGCAGGCCGAGCTTGCCAAGCCGGACGGCATCGCGATGGTGGCGGCTGATGCGCTGAAGTCCGGGCGCATCCAGATCAACAACACGACCGACCTGGCCCAGGGTCAACTGCAGATGTTGCAGGAGGCCAAGGTTGAGCTCGACGCGGTTGGTCCCGAGGCGCCGGTGATTGGCGGCGACCGTCGCACCATGAGCGGACGTGCGATTATCGCACGCCAGCAGATGGGCGCGATGGAGCTCGAGCCGGTGTTTGACAACCTGCGCGCGTGGCAAAAGCGCGTGTTTCGCGGCATCTGGCGCATGATTCGGCAATTCTGGCCGGAGGAGCGCTGGGTGCGCGTCCGCGACGATAACGAGCGCACCGGATGGCGCTTCGTGGCCCTGAATCAGCGGATGACCCGAGCCCAGCGAATGCAGGATCTGATGGGCAAGGGCATGCAGTTCGCCGCGGCCGTCAACTCGATCGGTTTGCAGCCGGTCGATGTGCAGCGGCTCATGCAGATGGCGACGCAGGCGGCCCAGCAGCAGGCGCAACAGTTCGCGCCGATGTTGCAGGCCCAGGGACAGCAGATGCCGCCGCAAATGGTTGAGCAGTTGACCATGCAGGCGCTCATGCAGGCCCCCGAGATGTCGCAAGAGGTTTTGCTAAACGACGTGGGATGCCTCGACGTTGACATCATTCTCGATGCCGTCCCGGACACGACGATCATCCAGCAAGAGGAGTTCGCCGAGCTTGCCGACTTTGCACAGTCGCAGCCGGGCGTGATTCCGCCGCAGGTTTTGATCCAGGCCAGCGGGTTGCGGAACAAGCGTGAGCTTTTGGCAATGCTCGAGAAGAAGCCGGATCCGATCCAGCAGCAGATGGTGCAACTCCAACTGCAACAGCTCGCCGCGACCATCGAGAGAACCAAAGCCCAGGCCGCCGACGAGCAGGCCAGCGCGCAAGAGCGGCTGGCGTCGATCGGGAAGGTGCAGGCCGAGGCAGAGAACCAGCAGGCCCAGGCAATGGAGCACGCGGCAAACGCCGGCGAGAAATCCGGGCCTACTCCAACTGGGCCTGTTGGACCTATGGGGGTTATGTGACGCCCGAGCAGCAAAGGATCCGCGCACAGACGCGCGCCTGGCTCGAGGCCGAGGCGCGGCCGATGTCGTGGGACGATGCCGCGCGTCAACGGGTAACCAACCTGGGCGCGTGGTTGGGGGTGTTCGGGTATAGCCGGAATTCGACCGTGATGACGTTTGAGCCGTGGGTGTTTCACCCGGAGCACGTTGACCTGCGGGACAACTGGCGGCTCGCGGCGCATGAGCGGGTACACTGGCAGCGGCAGCGCGCCGCGGGCCGGACCGGGTGGACGTTCAAATATCTGGCGTCGTCGAAGTTCCGCGCAAAAGAAGAAATGCATGCACACCTCGTTGATCTGCAAACGGGTCGGGAGCGGAGCGTTGAAGAGTGCGTTGACCGTACTCGCCGCTTTCACCGGCTCGGATGTGTTGATCGCGATTGGATGATCGCGTGGCTCGAGAAGCGTTTACCAAACAGTGCTGCATGTCGCAGCAGAGGAGAATGAGAATGTTTCGTTTTGCCATGGCGGCGCTGTTGGTGACCGCCGCATCGTGCGCTCAGGTTTCGAGCGACGAGTACATCAAAGAGCACGGACAGTATGGCCGGTCGGATGGCGTGTTTCAGCGCACCGACACCAACGGCCTCGAGAGCATGATCAACGGTCGCCGCGCTGGCACCGTCGACAGCAAAACCTTTTACGAGGATTTCACCGAGTACGGCGACGCGGGCCTGTATTGCGTTCAGGACGACTGGACCGACTGCCAGGGTGGCGCCGGCGCCGAGAACATCATTTTCTTCCCGAGTGGCAACGCCATCATGCAGGATTCGATCGTCGGCCAGACCGTGGTCGGCGGCGTCGACATGGACGCCGGATCGCTCGACATCGCAGGCGAGCAGGACGAGGATGATGGTCTCGAGATTTTCCGCGGCTGGGGTCTCGGCCCGGTGGGCTCGCCGTTCATCATCGGCGAAGACCCGGCGTTTTACATGTGCGCCACGGTCACCGTCGAGGACGTCTCCGGCGTGGACGATTTCCACTTCGGATTCCGCCGCGCCGGTGCGATGAACGCGACATTTGACAACTACACCGACTGCGCGAGCATCGGCCCGATCGCGGGCGACGTGACGATTGAGACGATCCTCAACAACAACGCGACGAGCACGACCGACACGACCAACGACCTGGACGATGGCGGCACCGATACGTATTGCATCTTTGTGTCGGCGGCCGGCGTGGTTACCTACACGATCGACGGGTTGGCGCCCAAGACGACCGCGGCGTTCACCTTCGATGATGGCGATCCAGTCATTCCGTTTATTCACCTCCTGCAGGCCGCGACCCTTTCCGGCGAGATCGATCTGCTCGAGTGGGAAGTTGGCTACCAATGATGATTCGATTTTTTGGCCTGGCGCTGCTCGGCGCCTTTGTCGCATGCGCGTCGGTGTCCCCGGGCACCTACAAGCGGCATGATTCCTTTTATGACCGGTCCGAGGGTTGGTATCACAATTCCGACTACGACCTGGTGCATGTCAGCGACGGCACGTCAACCGGGACCGAGGTTGAGGTTTCGACCGGCAACATCACGGCGCCGGACATCGCGACCACCGATGATCTGACGGTCGGCGATGACGCTACGGTTAGCGGCACGCTCGCCGTGGTTGAGCAGACCATCGGGTTGGACTTCGGCACGTTCAAAATCTTTGACAACTACGACGCGCCCTTGACCAACGCGAGCGGTGACGATGACGACCTGACCTACTATCAGGGGACCTTCGGCACCAACGCGGCGACCCTGGAAAGCGCCGACTGCGGCGCGCTCAACGACACCACGCAAAAGGCGTTTTTCACGTTTGCTTTGCCGCCGACCTACGTGGCGGGCTCGACCGTGTCGCTGGTTGCTAACGTTGGCATGCGTCAAACCGTGGCGTCCGAGGGCGCTACGCTCGATTTCAACTGCTACGTGGCGGACTACGCCAACGAGGACGGGACGATGTCGGGCGACCTCATCACGCCGGCCGCGCAGTCGGTCAACTCCACAACGTTCGCAGACAAGACGTTTGTGATCGATGACGACGCGACGGGCTACGCGCTCGGTGCGGGCGACATCATCGAGTGCCAGATCGTGGTGCTCTGCGACGACGATGGAAACGCCGGAGATAACATCACCGTCGTCCTGAACAGCCTGGACGTGGTGATCAGCGAGTAACGAAAACCGCTCTGATGCCGCCGCCGGGCTTTGTACGGGCGCAAAGTGAATATGAGCGACCAAACGAACCAAACAGAAGCAGTGGCCCTCGAGGCCGCGAACGACAACCGCATCGTTGACTCTGCGCTTGACGCCCCCGAGGTGATCGCGCAGGAGGTGCCGCCGACCGAGACGGGCGCAAGTGACGACGATGCCGCAGCAGCAGAGGGAGCGCCCGAGCCGGAGCAACCCGCGAGCCATGTGCCGCAGGATGCCCTGGTTGCCGAGCGCAAAAAGCGGCAGCAGGCGGAACAAGAGGCGGCGTATTTGCGCGGTCTCTACGAAGCCCGTCAACAGGCGGCCGAGCAGCAGCCACAACAGCCGAGCCCGGAAGAGCTCGAGCGGCAGTTCTATTCAGATCCGATTGCCTACACGTCGACGGTAGCCCAGCAGGCGGCGGCGCAAGCCGTGGCTCAGGAGCGGGCGCAGCGCGCAGCCATCAGTGAGCAGCGTGCACGCCAGGAGCTCGCTGACTATGACGACGTGGTTGCCCCGGTGATTGCCGAGGCGAGAAGCAATCCGAATCTGTATCAGCAACTTGCCGCCGCGCCCGATCCGGCCCGCTGGGCGTACGAATACGCCAAACGGCAGCAGCAACAGGCCCAACCCGTCGACATCGAGGCAATCAAGGCTCAGGCCAAAGCGGAAGCGCTGGCCGAGTTGCGAAAACAGCAAGCCGTCTCAGCCGCATCGCAAACACCAAAAACCCAGGCAGGCGCCACCGGCGCAGGCCAGGGAGCGTTGCCGAGCGATGCAATACCGGACCCGTTCGCGGGGCTGGATTTGTAGCGTCTCTCGGCTGCGCGCTGAGAGGTAACAAGTGTCTGATTCTTCTTTTGACAGTGGACTCCAGGTTGACCAGTGGTCAGCCAAATATCTCAAAGAGTACGTTCGCGCGTCGCAGCTCAAGCCCCTTATGGGCAAGACCCCCAACGCGCCGATCCAGCTCATCGAAGACCTGGGTAAGAAGCCCGGCGATGACATCACCGTCCCGCTGGTCACTCGTCTGAGCGGCAGCGGCATCACCGGCGACTCGACTCTCGAGGGCAACGAGGAAGCGCTCGGCAACTACGGTCACAAGATCACCGTGGACCAGTTGCGCAACGCGGTCCGTGTCGGCCACATGGCCAACAAAAAGGGCCCGTTCGATCTGCTCGAGGCCGCCAAGCCGATGCTCAAGCTCTGGTCGATGGACAAGCTCCGCAGCGCCGTCCTCGACGCTCTGGGCTCGGCCAACGTCGACGGCGCGACCGCCTACGCCTCCTGCAACGAGACGCAGAAGGACGCCTGGCTGGCCGCCAACGCGGATCGCGTTCTGTTCGGTGCCGCCAAGAGCAACAACGACGGCAACGACCACAGCGCGTCGATCGATGACGTTGACAAGACCAACGACACGTTGACCGCTTCGGTCGTGTCGCTGGCCAAGCGGATGGCGAAGGCCGCCGATCCCCACATCCGTCCGATCCGGGTGGATGGCAAGGGTGAGTGGTACGTCATGCTCGCCGGATCCTACCCGTTCCGTGATCTGAAGACGGATCTGAAGGGCGAGTTCGAGGCCGCCGGTGTCCGCGGGCGTGATAACCCGCTGTTTACCGATGGTGATCTGATCTGGG